ATTTACCAAGGTGATGTGATCTTAGGTCGCATGGCTATGGGTGCAGACTACTTAAATCCAGCTGCTGCTGTTGAATTGTACGTTGGTGCTACAGCTCCTTCTGCATTCTAATTTTTATATTTTCACGGGGTCTTCGGACCCCTTTTTTTTATTCGTTAATATGACAACTCCCACAACAATAGATACCGAGACAGAACTCTCCGCAGTAAATACGATTCTGGGAGCTATCGGTCAATCTCCAGTAACAACATTAGGAACTGTTACATCAGACGTTACTAACACTGCTACTGAACTTGCTAATACTTTTGAAAACCCAGAAATAGCACTGATATATCAAATACTAAAAGAGTGTAATTTCGATGTGCAGAATGAAGGGTGGACATTTAACAGAGAAGATCACGTTCCTTTTACTCCCGACCAAACAACAGAACATATAAAGATTCCAACTAATGTTTTAAGAATGGATTCAGAAAATCCAGAGGATAAAACAGTAGCGCCTATAAGAAGAGATGGGAAATTATATGACAAAGTAAACCATACCTATAAATGGGGTACTGATGAGTTGCATTTTAATGTTGTCTATTTATTTAAGTATGACGATTTACCATCAGTTTTTAAAAGATATATAACTTATAAAGCTTCTGGCAGAGCTGCTACTCAAATGATTACTAATTCACAATTAGTTCAATTACTAGCAACTCAAGAGCAAATGGCTAGAGCTGCATGTATGGAATATGAATGCAATCAAGGTGACTACAACATGTTAGGTATGCCTCATGAAACAAACTATTCCACATACAAACCTTTCAAAGCATTGCAGAGATAATGGCAACAATAACCCAACAAATCCCTAATTATATTTTAGGTATATCAGAACAGCCGGACGAACTAAAATTACAGGGACAAGTTAGAGACTTGAAAAATGCAATACCAGACGTGACGTTGGGTTGTGTCAAGCGTCCAGCTAGTAAATATATTAAAAAAATTACACCTAGTTCTGGAACTTTAAGTTGGTTTCATATTTATAAAGATGATGATGACCAGTATATAGGTAATGTAAATAGCTCTGGTCAACTACAAATATGGAGAACTAGAGATGGTTTTTCTTACCATGATAATAATGGTGAGGGTACAAACTTAATTATTTACAAAGATAATGATGCTAATGGTTTACCTACTGTAAATAATAATACGCAAACATACTTATCTAATTGGACTGACCCAACTCATATACAAGCTTTAACTTTAAATGAGCAGACGTTCTTAACTAATAGAACTAAAACTACTCGGATGAAACCAGTTAAAGATTCAAATGGTAATGTAACAGGTGATGGATCACCTGAGTTAGTAAATGAAGTAATAATTGAAATTAAAACAGTATCTTATGGTAAACAATATGCTTTAAATATTTATGATCCAGCAAATCCTGGAACTCCATTAACTGAGACACGAGCTACATCCATAGCTGCTAGAAGCAATTTTACCGAATCAGGTGGAGCAAATGATGGGTCTTGTAAAGCTATGGGTAGAGAGGTTATAAATCAGGGGACAGTTTCTGGGAAAAAAAATTTAAGGTATGAAATTGATGTTAGATGTGTACCCGTAGTTGATCCAAACAATATTGGAACTGGTACAAGTGGACCTCAATATAATGATGCCTACACTGAATTTGCTAAATTACAATTTGGTGGAGAAGGTTGGGTAACGGGAGATACTCATACCTATACAACTGAGAAAAATGGTACTGGAACGGTAGAAATTAAGAGTCATACAACCATGACCTCTTCTGCAAATATTGCAGCGGTTCGTCCAGCAGCTACATCATCTACTGCTGATGAAGCGGTTACAGCTTCGGGAATATTAGGAGATATGAAAGCAGCCTTAGATGCTATTTCTAATACTGGTATTACAGCCACAATTACAGGTAACTGTTTACATCTTAAAAGAAATACACCTTTTGCTGTCAGCACACCAGAGACACAATTAATGAATATAATTACTAATCAAGCACAAAGCGTAGCTGATTTACCAAGTAATTGTAGACATAATTATGTAGTGAAAATTGTAAATAGTGGTGATGACGATGACGATTTCTATTTAAAATTTAAGCAGGCAAATGCTGGTACAGCTAACCAAGATTATTTTGGTGAAGGTGTATGGGAAGAATGTCCAGCTCCGAGTATCGAGATAGAAATAGATAAAGATACTATGCCTATTAAAATTGTTAGAGAATCAGCTGGAACTACTTACCCACAGGGTAGATTTAGAGTACAAACAATTGACTATATTAAACGTGACGTTGGTGACGATAACACAAACCCAGTACCTAGTTTTATAGGAAGCACTTTAGAAAAGATGTTGTTCTTTAGAAATAGACTTGTTGTATTAAGTAAGGGTAACGTCATACTTTCTAAAACTAATAATTTCTTTAATTTTTTTAGTACAACAGCTATGTCTGAATCGACAGCTGACCCTATAGATTTACAGGCAAGTTCTACATTTCCCACTACGTTATTTGATGGTATAGAAGTCAACTCTGGATTACTTATATTTAGTAGTAATCAACAATTTATGCTTACTACAGATAGTGATGCTTTAACACCTTCGACAGCAAAAATAAATTATCTATCATCTTATAACTACAACCCTAAAACTAAACCATTCTCTCTTGGTGTAACTTCTGGTTTTATAAATAGTACTGGAAAAAATGCCAGAATATTTGAAATGACAGATATAAAAAGAGAAGGTGAACCTACTGTTTTAGAACAGAGCAAACTTGTTTCTAAAAAATTACCTATTAATTTAACTAAACCTACAACTTCTAAAGAAAATAGTTTATTACTTTTAGCATCTGATTACTACACTACAGACTCTCCATCTAATGAAGTATGGGGATTTAGATTTTATAGTAATGGAGAAAAACGAGTACAGTCAGCATGGTTTAGATGGACACTAACAGGTAATTTAATTCATCATGTCATTTTAGATGATGTTTACTATGCAGTTATTTCAAGTTCAGGGGAAACAATAATTGAAGCTTTTGATGTAAAGAGGCAAAGTGATACTACATTAATTGGTGTGGAAGATTATCCAATTCATTTAGATAGGCATATTCAAATATCTGCGCTTTCAGCTGGATCTTATAATGCTACAACAAAAAAAACTACATTTTCCAGACCAACAGGTTTTGCAAGTACAGCTCAATTAGCTGTGTACAACAATAATACCGGAGACGATATTGGTAGATATGCTTTAGCTAATCCAATTGCAAATACAAATAATTTAGAAGTAGAGGGAGATTGGACAGGTCATACATTTATGCTTGGTTATTTATACGATTATCTTGTAGAGATACCAACTATTTTTGTCATTTCTCAATCTGGTGAAAAAAGCAGATCTGATACTAGAGCATCTTTAATTATCCATAGATTACATTTTGCATTTGGTGCAGTAGGAAATATAGATACAGTTATCAAACGAAGAGGAAGAGTTGATGCCACTAAGAACTTTAGTGCAGCTGAAATAGATTCTATTAAGGCAAATGAATTGCCAGTAGTAGAAGATTATATACAGACTATTCCTATATATGAAAGAAATACTAATTTAACAGTACAAATTAAATCAACCCATCCTTCACCAACAACTCTTTATTCGATGAATTGGGAAGGAGATTACAACCCACGATATTATAGACGTGTCTAAAGTAACGATCCGCCCAGCTACTGAAGAGGTAGCTTTAGAAGTTGCTCATAACTTACGTTCAGACGATTATCGAGAATTAGTGGAGGGATATGGATTAACACCTGTCGTCCATGTTCCTCTTTTTTTACATTCTGGAGACAACATATACTTCACTATGCCAAACGGCAAGACTGCTGGATTGGCTGGTGTATATCCAAACGGACGTATCTGGATGATATGTACAAATACTATTCATGATTATCCTTATGCATTTTCTAGAAATGCTAAACGATGGATAGATAAACGTACTGAACCGTTGTTATGGAATGTTTGCGATAAACGTAATACAGCACACCTAAGACTATTAAAGTTTTTGGGCTTTAAATTTCTTCGAGAAGTTTTACATGGTCCAAATTATTTACCATTTATTGAATTTTGTAAAATACCATGTGTTCAGGAAACATGTCCCCA